AAATCTTCTTGTAAATCTTTAGTTTCTCGATAAGTCTCTGCTAATAATTCTTGATATGATTGACTTGCCATTATTCTTGTATGTGCAAAAATGTGAAAGTCTTTATTTAACTATAAATTAAGAATGCTATCGGCAAGTGAATATCTTGCATTTTCAAAACTTGTTACATGCCCGGGTCCAAGCGGTAGTAGTGGTGCTCCTGGTTCTCCTGGTGCTTCTGGCGTTAGTGGTCCTACGGGTCCTACGGGTCCTACGGGTGTTTCTGGTGCCACAGGTCCTGCAGCTTCTACAGGTCCAACAGGTCCTGCAGGAATCTCCTCAGCTCCTTCAGGAAGTATACTTATATTCGCAGGAACCACTGCCCCCACTGGGTGGCTTTTGTGCGATGGTAGTGCCGTTACCAGAACAAGATATTCGGTATTATTTGGAGTTATTGGAACAACATTTGGAGCCGGTGATACCACAACTACATTTAACGTTCCCGATTTAAGACAAAAAACAGTTGTTGGTGTTGGTACAAATACGACAAATAATTATGCGCTTGGCGGTACTGGAGGAGAAGAAAACCACACATTAACTGTTAATGAAATACCTGCACACACACATACAATTGATGATCCGGGTCACAGTCATGCTCTTATAAACGCTGCTGCAAATGATCAGAATAATGACGGAACTGCCGGTATTAATAGGTTATCTAGTATAAAAAGTACAGTTGCTACTACTGTTTCAGCAGTTACAAACATAACCATAAATAACGCCGGCGGCGGAGCGGCTCACAATAATATGCAACCATATTTAGCTCTCAATTATATCATTAAAATTTAAGCTTCTTCAAATCAGAAAGCCATAACTGTTTGGGAGTCGTTCCTTCTAGTTCACTAATTTGTTTCTTAAGTTCAGCAAGTTCCTTCTCGTGCTTGGTTGCATTTGTTAGGGTCAATGAAGCAATAGGAAGATTCATCAGATAATCATAAGATTCCTTGATGAGTTCAAACTTTTCCTTCTTGAGTAGAACATCACATTCTTCACGAGTCTTACGGCGAATGTCTGGAACAGGTTTCTCCTGACACTGCTGGCGAATAAATCGAACTACGTTCTCGTGGTAAGGAAGTTTATCATTCAGAACCTTAAGTAGGTGTTCACGACGCTTTGCATAAAGATCAAGTCGTACAACTGCAAACTCAGATAGGATCTCGTTTGGACTATTGTACTTGTGAATCACGCACTTGGAATTGAATGCATGCATGTTGGTTAGTTTAATCTTGTCGGTCAACTGCTTCTCAACCGCAGCTACATCAGCTCCAAGCTTTACCTTCACAAGAATATCCATATCAGTAGATGTATCCGTAAAGTCCTTGATAATTCCATCAGCAACCATTTTATCAAGCGTCTCGCGGAAGTCAGCTGTCCACGTTCCGACTGGAAGCTCTGTAATTGTCATCATATCTTTCTCAGTCTTCCAAACACCTTTTACAATATAATCATTCTTTGCATCTTTTACGATTGTACCCTTGAATCCTTCATAATAAGGCACAAATTCACGCTCAAGTCCGGTTCCCTTCTCAAGCCATTCGGTAAGTGCAGCCTTAAGCTCTTTTGGATTGAAAGATGGAATGTTCGTACTATAACCAGTACCAATGCCACGAGATCCATTCACAAGTAGCATGGGAAGAATGGGTGCATACCATTCGGGTTCTACAGGAGTACCATCGTCATCCCGATACACTAGACAGTCTAGATCATCTGCAGGTACAAGATGTTGAATGTAAGGCTGTAGAAATGTGTGAATATAACGGGGCGAAGCTGAATCTTTGCCACCCTGAAGACGAGTACCAAACTGACCTTCCGGTACAAACCACGCGATATTATTTGACCCTACAAAGTCCTGAGCCATAGCTACAATTGCTTCAGTCAATGATGCCTCACCGTGGTGGTAACCAGAATGTTCGGATACATATCCTGCAAACTGTGCCACACGAATTTCACTCTTCAAGTTTCTTTTAAATGCAGAGTATAGAATCTTACGCTGAGATGTTTTGAGGCCGTCCATTACATTCGGAATTGATCGCTCCAAATTGTAATTCGAGAAGTGAATCAGATCCTTGTGTACAAACTCCTCGTATGGAACACGCTGTCCAGGATTCGCATTAATAATTTCACTACGTGAATACGTCTTGAGCCAATCTTTGCGATCATCGGCCAAGCTTTTGTTGAAAGCCAACTCAATCGATTTATCACTGGATTCGTCAGTATACGAATACGGTACAATGTTCATGGTCTTAAAATAGTCTTTGGCTTCGTCGCGAGTTGAAGTACCAAGTCCCTTGTAGTACTTAACCTTCCAACCCTTAGAAGCATCAGTCTTTCGCCATTCCTCATAATCGTACTGAGTATAGAATGACTTTACATTAGAACCTTTCGTTGCCTTTACAATTGGAGTGGCCATGTAGGTAATGAAGTTAGGCACCTGAATGAGTTCGTGCCATAGCTCGTGAAACATATTAATGAGTAGACCACGAATGTGAGAACCATCATAATCCTGATCGGTCATGATCAGAATCTTTCCATAACGAAGTGACTTGATATCATTGTACTTTTTTCCTGATTCCAAACCCAGAATCTTCTTCAAATTTGCAACCTCTTCGGTCTGTTCTACTTTGCGAACAGACGAATCTTTCACGTTAAGTAGCTTACCACGCAGAGGAAAGACGCCATAGAACTTTCGCTGTTCCTGTGATAGACCAGATAGAGCCATCGCCTTAGCTGAATCTCCCTCTGTGAGAATGAGCGTGCACTCGTGACTCTTAGTTGTTCCGGCCTGCGTTGCATCATCCAGTTTAGGAACACTAATTTTACTGTGTTTCTTTCCATCGGTCTTTGCGTTCTCTTTATTATCCTTTACATTTTGCTGTTCAAGCACCTTCTCAACAATATTCAACTTCGTTACAACCTTCTTGAGAAACTCATCACTCAATTTGCATGAAACTTTCGAAGTGAGAACTTCTTTAGTCTGACTGCTAAATGAAGGATTCTCCACAAAGCAATGAATGAACACTGCCAGAGAGTCACGAACAAGTGCTGGTTTAACTTTAATTTTCTTCTTAGTCTCCAGATAATTCACAATATGCGAAACAATCTGATTCGTAATTTCATCCACATGCTTGCCGGACCGGGTCCAAATGCCGTTAACAAACGAAACATTAAACGCACGATCAAATGTACTATCAGCGACTGCAATCTGCCAGCCCACTTGGGGAGCGTCTGTGACGATGGCTGTATCTTTCGTCAGATACCAGGAAGCGTACGTTGTAAGATCGCGAAACTTAACTGGTGTGCCGCACCATGTAACGCGAACTTCTTTCCCAACTGTCATTGCAAGATCAAACACTCGTCGCTGAATGACCTTGAGTAGACCTTCGGGGATAGATGCATCCTTCCAGCCAAATCGAGCAAAGTCTGGAGTCCATTCAATCTGAACATATGGCTTTACCTTTGCTGATTTTACAGACGGCTCTCCAATTTTAGACATGTTATTTTCGAATGTTTGTACGTATTTAAGTTCACGAACGCCGTCTACGACAGTGATCTTGAGCTGCTTAGCAAAGATATTTACAAGTTTAACTCCGTAACCATTCTTACCACCAACTAGCTTTTTCTCTTCCTTATCGTAGTTTGTAGATGTGAGTAGCTCTCCAAAGATCATTTGAGGAATATAAACACCGTAGTCCGGATGTTTTTCGACATCAATAGACTCACCGTCGTTCTTGATCGTTACAACATTATCGGCAACGCTAATATCAATTGTCTTTACAGGATTCTTTGAACCTTTCTGGCGAAGACGTACGACGTGATCGTGTGCATTCACAAGTAGTTCATCAAAGAGCTTGTAAAATCCAGGATTAAAGTTTGAAATTGTCTCAAGGACAAAGCTATCGTCTTTTACTACAAATAGTTCATCGTTCGAATTCTCAATGCTGCCGATATAGGTATCGGGCAAAGACAGAATGTGCTCACGATGCGTATGCTTGCGGTACTGTTTAGAAAGATCAGCCATTCTGTGTATCATTCTTTTTTATGAAAATCTAAAAATTCGTTTTGAATATAAACTATCTCATCTCATCAGAAATTCACGAGTACCTTCATAGTTATCCTCCAATCGACATACAAGATGTCCAATGCCCGGAAATAATCCCGCTACGGATCTGTACTGTATTACTCGTTCGATGGTCGGATTGTACATATAATCCCAATCAGTAATAGTTTCAAGCATATTTATTGTCATGCCTGTTGTTACAGCATAATTATATGCATATGTTGAAAACACTATCTCTTCGCGAGCATAATCGCGGAGTGTTGTATCGCATGAAATTGCTTCAACGCTCTTCATATCCGCCGCAACATCTTTTGCGACTTCATACGGAAAAATGCTTCCAGACCACTGGCCTCCTTTAAGCCACTTAAACTTCTTAAACAGGTGATGGATTGGTATATCCTTTTCGAACCTATCGTATAGCCACGGAATCTCACTACCGTTTTCTAGAATATAAGATGATGAACTCTCAATACGTTCAATCGGAACAGGCATCGTATGCTGACCTCTGCTTAAGCTAAGTAGAGAGGTGTGATTGATCAACCCAATTCGAGGAAACGTGGGAACGTCATAATGTCTGAAAAAAGCAGATCCAGAACTCATCATTAGGGCATTCGTAAAAGTAACATTCTCAATCGCAAACTCAAGTGCACGACAGATACCGTGTGTAAGAGCTACAGACCATCTGTGTCCCGTTGTTTTGATAGGGTTTCGAACCATCCATGCAAAGTCAGGGAGAGTATTTTCGTCAATCATAATCTCCGAATTGCAATGAACTATCCATAAAAAGCGACCATGAACGTATTTCTTAATGTTATCGGCAATATGCCAAATCATGTTATTTTTCTGGTGAACAAGCGATACAATAATCATATCATAGTGACCTGACGGTAGTGTTTGTCTGAATTGTCTACTTACTGTTGCTTCTTCAAACGCCGACATTGTCGTATATAGTCCTGTATCTTAAAATATAATTATATGTATATAAATGGACGTTGTTATAGTATGTGTTATTATTGGTATCGTGCTGAGTGCAATTCTTTCTGCGGTGTTCGGTGTCTACAGTAAGGCTACTGCTACTCCCTACATTCGTACACTCTTTGGTATGTCGTCTATTGATCTAATTTCTGGAGTAACATTAGCAGTAATTATCGCAGCCTTCTTTTTACTTGCAGTTGTTTCGGGTCTTATTCGCGATCTAACGTATCCTATGAAGAGCCCGGTAAAGTTTACGATCGAAGCACTTCTTATGGGGTTCCTACCTGCGTTCGTTTTCCTACTCATGGCGGTCTTCAGAGGGTACCCGATTAATGGAACAGTGCTTGAAGAATTTGCTCTTCTTGCTGCCAAGTTTGGTATTTTACACGTTCTACTACAGTTTAGTGGATTCTACAGCTTTGTTTTTCCTCCTAAGTAAATTATATTAAATAACGATTCGTCAGAAGAAATGCTGTATCCGATTCATCCCACATTCCATGATCTTTAAAGCGCTGAACCTTTTCAGCTGTAGTTGGTAAATAATTACAATGAACCATCTTTGCTTTAGTAGTTTTACCTTGATTGAAGTATATCTCACCGTTGGGGTATTCTTCAGTTGATAGTTTAGTTATCTGAATACCAATAATTTGAGGATATACACGATTAAATGCATGTTGATCATTTGCAGTTTTATTTGTAGAGTTAGTTAACCATTGAACCGATTTTTGTATAACAGAATTTGCAAAATAACTACTTCTTGCAAGAAAGAATCCTGTACATGCTCCCCAAAGATCGTCTTGCATAACAAAATTACCACGTTTTGACAAAACATCATTCAAGCAGTTCTCAAAAAATACAATATCATTATCAACCCAGAGTATTTCATGATCAAGACCCATGTTCATTTTGATCACCTCAAGTTTTTTTAGTGTAATTGAATTAAACTGTAAACTACCATACACAGCAACTTCGGCTTGACTATTAAGGATGTAACAATGGAATAAATTCATTGGAATACCAACTTTCATAGCAGAATTAAGCATATTTTTCATCATTGGAAGTTGAGCATCGTTTGTCATGCAGACAATTCGCATTTGTTTACAGAATACACGATTAAATAAACTAAATGGTTGGTCGCAAGACAAAGGTTGTAAAGAAAGAGATAGAAGTTGACGAAGCTCCTGTTATATTTCGATTAAAGGTAAATGAGGAAACACCTGAACAGGTAATTCCAATTGGCGATGTAGTTTCATACTCGGATATCCTAACGTCAGTTGAAACGTCTAAGGTATCTGAGCGATTTAATACAGATATTCTAAAGAAAATTCTGGAAAACGTTGTAACCGATTCATACTCTGAACATACTGCGTGTTTTTGGTGTTGCAACGGATTCAGCTGGGTTGCAACCGTTCTTCCAATTTCATACGATATTTATAAAAATAAATATTCATGCGAAGGTAATTTCTGTTCTCCCGAATGTGCGCTAGCACATCTATATGCTGACGCATCTGTTCCCGATTCGGTTCGCTGGAATCGTCATGCACTTCTCTATCATCTCTATCGTGAACTGTACAGTAAAAAGGACCTATCTCCTGCACCATCTAGAACTATTTTGAGAATGTTTGGTGGACCATTGGATATTCAACAGTTTCGCGAATATACAAGTGGAAGTAATGATATTGTAATGTGTGAGCTTCCTCCAATTCGAATGTTGTTTCCTTCTATGAATGTTCAGGGACCTTTGCGCGATATCAAACGATATGTGTCTCTTTCTACAGATGCAGTAGAGAAGGCGTCAGAGCATCTAAGACTCAAGCGATCAAAAACTGTAAATACCAATGTTCCTACTTTAGATATGTGTATTGCTAAGACGTAGGTTCTTCCTTCTTTTCAGGTATCATTTGAAGGACAACGTGTTCAGGTTGGGCTTCGGATTTAGGAAGGATCAATTTGGAGCTACTTTTCATTCGACTAACCACACCCGAATTAGCAAGAGCAGCTAAATCTTTTCTGATAAGTGCAGATGTATCAAGTTTAGGGGGAGATGAACGACGACGATTTACTTCCTTCTCAACCTCATGAGCAAGTTTAGGTTCTATCATTCTCTTAATAGCGTCGATACGTCTATCATCAATAGCTTTTTTTGCAATAAGTTCTGCCTTTGCATTAATTTCAGCCATATTTTCATCCGCACTATCGTAGATCTTTGTCTTTTCGAGATTGTTACACACTTCGGGTTTTGAGATATTTACATTCTTAAATGTACGTTCAAATGCATTAATTGAATCTTCAGGAATTGTCGGCGATGACTCGATCAAACGGTCCATTTCGGAACGAGAAACTAAAAGAAAATCCATACAGTTTTCACGCTGGTTACGAGGGAGGGCTAGTTCGACAGAAATTTTACGCTGTAGCTTACCCCACGAGATACCAGCTGAACGGTGGGCTTCCATACCCTGAGCATACTGTAGAAAGTTGGCAACAGTTGTTACAATACCCGCAAATAATGAGACACCGCCTACTCCAAGTTGTGCAACAGGCTGTAATTCAGGTGGAAAAATAGATGTCATGCCAAAGTTAGCTGTTCCAGTCAGAGTCGAAAGAATAATGACTGGAATTGTGAACGCCATATTGTAACCGCGAAACTTCTTCTCGGTGCGATCGTGTAGCCAACGATAGCACGCAGACTTATCGGCCCATTCGGCAAGTAGTTGCTCTTCGCTGTCACCCCAACCTCCGTTAGGAAGGGTTGTTTGGGGTTTTTTTACGTCTACAGTGGGTTGTGCCATTATTTAGATACAGGAATCATTAAAATACAAACGCGATGGACTTTTTTGCGAAAAAGGAACAACCTGTTACAGAAACCGTACGACAGAAGAAATCAGTCATTACGTGTGACCATGTTCTACAAAAAACGGCGACTGCAAATTCTTTGAGAATGGACGCAATTATTCACCATGTGACCACTATTCCTGTCATTAAGAATCTACTTTGCGTTTCTCAGCATGATTATCTTCCAAATGTTTTCGAGGCTGTACAAGTTGAAACCGATGTATACTTCCAGCTAACGGAACTAAAACATAAAGATGGACAACTAGAAACAATTAAATTTGAACTTTTTTCATACGATCACGAAGTTCAATTTTTACAAGGATTTGTTGATCGATGTAATACCGATTTTGCTAGAAAAATGGCAAATAAACTTGGAACAAATTTGTATTACTTCGATATGATTACTCAAAATAAATCAAAAAAGACTATGCAGAACGCATTACCCAACACACACCTTCTTTATACAAAACATCAATTTCATACAACACGTTCCTTTGATAATGTATTCTTTGAACAACGCGATAAAGTTCGTAATCATGTAAAGTTTTTTCTAACTCGCAAAGATTGGTACGAACAGAAAGGAATTCCTTACACACTTGGGTTTATGTTTCATGGAGATCCCGGATGTGGAAAAACATCTACAATTAAAGCGATTGCAAATACAGCCCACCGTCACATTTTGAATATTCATCTATCTGAAATTAAGTCGAAGTCACAGCTTCGCCATCTTTTCTTTAACGATGAAATTCATGTTTACAACGGAACTGTAACAGAACGATTTATTATTCCTGTTCATGAACGTTTGTACGTAATTGAAGATATTGATGCAATGGGTGATGCTGTTCTTAAACGCGAATGGAAGAAACCTACTGTAAGTGAAAAGCCCAAAGAAAAGACAGGCGATCCGTGGCTTGATAACAAGGAACATGATGATGAAATCAAAGATCCGATTGATCTCTCATTTCTACTCAATTTACTTGATGGAACGTTGGAAGCGTCTGGTCGTATTCTTGCCATTTCATCTAACTTTCCCGAGCGGATTGATCGTGCTCTAATTCGTCCAGGACGTATTGATATGATTGTTCACTTTAAGAAGTGCAACCGTCAAATTCTCCGTGAAATGGTAACCAGTTTCTACGATAAAAAGCAGAATGATTGGACTACCGAAGACCTCGATTATAAATGGAGTCCTGCTGAAGTAAACCAGATCCTTTTCAGAAATTTTGGAGATGCAGACGAAGCCATAAAAGAACTAAAAACATTAAAATCTGAAGATCTATATGGATTTACATCAGAGTAACTGCATTAGCTAGTTTATAAATATTTTGAATGTATTTCCAAACGCTCTCCTTTGACTTCGGAGACATTGATTCGATATACTTCTTTAGCTTTCCAAATACATTCATATCACCAACTTCGTTCTCAAATTCTGAAAATGAATACTGCATGAAGAAACCTTCATCCTTATTCATAATTTTTTCAGAGAACGGATTTGTGGCATCATAAATGTTTTTAACAACCATAGACGGATTCGTCATCCTTGCAAGTTTAACTGTGCTTGAAAATAGAGGAAAATCGGGATCATCTGGATACATTGAAATAAGTTCATCTGTAAAGATTCGAAGTTGTTCAAAAAGTGCCGTCATCAGGACGGTCTTTGTCGCCATTTGTTATATTACTTACGCTCGACTCCTGAAAATTCACTTTTACGCTGGTCCTCCATGAGTTTCATACGGGCTTTTACGTCTTCATTTGTTCCAGCTTTTTCCTTTGAAATAGTATTTTGTGATGTGGGCTCGGGAGGGCCTGATACAGTAGTACCACCTAAGAACGTATACAAGCTACCGCCATCACTTGAGAAGTTTGTAGGTGTATCCCACGACGAATATGATTCAGTAAGACGTCCCATACCTTCAAACCCCCAAGCACTTAAATCACCAATGGTAGCTTGAGCAGCTGCCGGGGCTGATTCACCTTTTGCTGGGAGTTCCTTTCGTGCATTAGTAGGCTTGGCAATATATCCATAAATATCCTTTCCAACAACAACATCTTTTGTTTCGGGATTGTATAGTGTGGGAACTTTTGTAAGAAATGCCGGAATCTGGTTTCTCTGCATAGTATCGACTAGAACAAACTTATAAAGGCCAACTTTATTAAGAGCCTTTAGCGTCTCAATAATCTGTTTTGAATTTGAACACTTATCACTGTAGAATAAGTATGGTTGAGACATGTCGTTATGACTTTTCAGGAAAAAAACGGATCAAACAATAACGAAATGGCAGAACAACAAATGGCTTCGATTAAGAATCTCAAAACGAGCAACCGTGGGTTTGAGCTTTCTTGTGAGTTTGTGAATTTTCCAATTTCTTTTGTGAATGCCCTTCGCCGTATTCTACTTGCTAACATTCCAACTGTAGCAACACAAAATATTGAAATTGTTACGAACACGACTCAATTGCCTCACGAGATGCTTAAACACCGTGTAGAAATGTTACCTATTAATGTTCTACCTTCGGATGCAGCTACTATTAAAGACGCAAAGATTGAACTTCGTATCCTACCATCGCAAGATGAGAAGACTCGAACGGTAACAACTGATGATTTTGTCGTTCAATCTGGTCGCGAAGGTCTTCTAATGCGGGATCGTGACATCGATGAGCCAATGTTATTTCTTCGTGTTCGAAAGGGTGAAGAAGTTCATCTAAAAGCTACTCTAGGAGTTCTAGCAGATACGGCGCATGTTGGCCAGCTTTGTAATGTAAGTTCATTTTGGAAGGTAGATCCTGAGAAGGCTAAAGCCGCTCGCAAGGCATTCGAAGAAGCCGGTAATGATGTTCGCGAATTTGACAACTTTCTGATTCAGAAGTACTTTTATACGAACGAGAAAGACGAGCCGTATTGGATCTGTCTTGCAATTGAAAGCATTGGTGTTATGACAGCTAAAGATACTCTTCGTATTGCATTGGATGTTCTACGCAAGAGAGTCAACGATTACACAAAAGAAGCATTGGAGAATATTCGTCGCGAACAGGATAAGACATTTAGTGTTCTAACTAAAACTGGGGGTCACACGATTGGCGGTCTCTTTCAACAAGTCATCTACAGTGATATGAACACGTCCTATGTTTCTTATGATATTGTGCATCCTCTAAAGCCGGATCTGAAACTTCAGTTCTGTACAGACAAGTCACCAGAATCAGTACTAAAGCTGGCGAAGGACTCCATCGAGGAATATTGTAGTCTTCTAGAAAAGGTTCTATAGAATAATAATGGCAGAGGTTATAACATTTGATCCTCAAAGTGAATTTGAATTGCTGGATGAACCATTCGAATTTGACGAAGAAGTTCAGCGATCGGAATCTGAACGTTTTTTTACTCTGCCTGACCAATTGAATGATTATTTTCAAAAGATGCTTCCAAAGGATAAAAGTGTATCTAAATTTGAAATCAAACAGCTTGCAAAAGAAGTCAGTCGTATAGAAGAAGCCTATACAAATACTGTAACTGTTACAGATGCCGAATATAAAATTGATCGTACACGTACTTCGCTAAACGTTCCATGGGTAAAGAGTATTTACGAGGACTTTCAATACACACCATATTCATACATAAAAGATTGGGTACCGCTGCTCTCAAAAGAATCTCTATATGTCCCCCAGTATTACACCCGCATGATAACTGCGTTACCTCGTCCTTACACAACTACTGGCAAAGAAGGTGTCTTGTTGCAAGATGATACGACACTTGTAGATGAAAAAGGTGAAAAGGGCATTCGTGGACTTGGAAATTATAAGCGTTCTAAAACAGTTATACATGAAGATGGTACTCTTGATGTTGTATTAGCTCCGATAGGAAATACAAGTGATAATATTCGCATAAAGGGTTATTTTCTAGAAAAGCGTGAACTCGAAATCCCTAATCCGCTTGCAGATCATCCATTTCTTGCATCAAGGGAACAATCTAAAATTATAACGAATGAATCTCTTCTAGACATATTTCCCACAATTACGACCATCGTAACACATGGTGTCCCAACTACCACTGATCCGTATGGCGAAGGATTAAAGTATTTGAAATTGTATGATGTAAAACTTTCAGAAATTCCATGGGAATCGTGGAAATCACGTTTTGTTCCGGTTCATCCGATTACCGCAACTCCTCCTACACTTTCCGTAAAGTTTCCTGAAGAAGATAACGAAACACAACCTTCTAAATCCTTACAAGACTCATACGCATTTGGCTGGGGTGATGGAATGGCGCCGCGTTTTTGGCTTATGAATCAGGAAGATGGTGGATTATTCGTTTCTAAGATGTTATTGTCCAAAGCAAATGAACATGGTAATGTAGCCGTTATTCCGATAGAAGCTCAACCACCCGTACAATATCCTTTTTCAACTCCTGATGAATGCTATACGTTTGATACATTCGAATCTCTAACCGAAGCAGGTGTATATCGTTCGCCAGCATGGAGTTCATTAAATAAGGCAATTGATGATAGAGAAAAGGGAAAACTAGCCGAAGATCCTAAGGGAACGTGTGTATCTGTTGGATTTATACAGGAAGAACAGAAGAAACTCATATCTCATGGAAGAACACCGTGGAATGAAGAAATGGGTCACAAGATATTACAAGATCATATAAAACTACTTAAAAAGTTTCAGAAGCCTCTCTCCAAAAATGTACAATCAGAAAAATATGAAAAATTTGAAAAGAAAAATAATTCTGAAATGCGAAAGCATGTTCTTTCTATTGTCGGAGATACACAGAGAACTGAATTAGATAAAGCCCTTGATATAGAAAAGCTAACTATTGCTCTAGATTTGAAAGACAGAATATATACAGACAAAGAAGACTCGTTTGTGGTCTGTCAGCATACAGTTGCGTTACTAAAAGGAGAGCTAGAAGACGATCGTCTTGAATTTTACGACGAGTGGACAAGTGTAATTGATGGAACGCGAACTTGTAAGTTTTGCGGAGAAGAAGTTAACAAAGACGTAGTAATTGCACAGGATGACTTTGATAGCGATGGACACGTTCAAATTAATTATGATGTAATGGAAACATCGGAATTTAAGGGAGATTCTCAATTTGGATCATTTGCTGCATCACTTCGTGATATTCAAAAGATGTTTATTCTTGGTCGTACAAGTGAAGATATTTTGTATCTACTTCTCTCATTGCTTCAAGTCTTACCCGAAGCTAAGCAGCTATTACCGATTCTTCAAACTGTTCGTGAAGTTGCTGAAACTGTTCGTCGAGCTCCAAAGATTCCTCAAGCAGGTAAGGATCGCGTGGAAGGTATACTTGGTATTATTGGTTGTGTCTTTTTGATTCAAACACATAATCCGTTCTTATATCCTCGTCGTTCAGTTTCCAAGCTAACAGGTTACCCTCGTGATTCAGATGATCCTAAAAAAGCAGATATTATCTTTTCTCTGATGGCGGTTTTAAAAGCTCCGTATGAATCAAGTCCAAATTTATTCAAGGGACCTACAACTGAGATCTTTAAAGAGATTGTAAATAATCCTCGTAAAGTAAAAGATGAAGCTACTCGTTTAATGGCTCCGTTTATTACTAAGTTTAAAACTCAGTTAGAAGAAGCTAAGTTGCGTTACGAAGAAACAGTTCCGGTTGAAATTACTACTAAACAACTTATCGAATTACCTGTAATTCATGTTTCTAAAACACAATATAATTCAACAGAAGTTAAATCAAAAGAAGAGCTTCCAACGATATGTACAACACCTTCGCCTCACGTATTCTTTGAAGGAAATAAACAAACTGCAGTATCACAAGATCCACTAAAACTATGGGATAAAATTCAAGTATCATCTGTAGCAAGAGATGTCATTGGCTTAGCTACAGTTCCCGAATCTTTCAAATTTAGTGAAGCAGAAATCCGTAAAATGAAAACAGGGGGCATTCCTAAAGCATTCGCAAAGATAGATAAGTTGGTTAACTTCTTGAATTCAAAAGAAGATTCTATTGCATTTTTGACCCTATTTAATCGTATACTTGACATACTATCAAATAATAAGTACGATCTAAAAGAGTTAGTCGATTACCGAACAAAGGCTGTATATTTAAGTTCCGATAAATCACTAACAAAAGATATTGCTACTGGATTGATCTATGAGTTACTTGAGAAAGTTGGAAAGTCGGCTGCTCTTGTAAAAGTTATAGCAGAAGCTGTTAAGCGAGACGTTGTTTTACAGATGATATTCTTAACATCGGAAGAAGCCGTAAAAGAGAATGAAGCGTTACGCACAGCTGAACGCGAGTCACTCAAGAAGAAACTTCGTACAATGAATGATACATCTCGTGAAATTACAAAAATGTTATTAGAT